CCATAATAGGTTCTTTACCTAAATCTTTCTTAACAAAATTTGCTATTCTTTTCATTAGTGTTCTTACTTCTTCTTCAGGAGCCATACCATATGAATCAAAAAAATAGCATTCACCTTTATTTAAATCCGCATACATAGCAATCCAATGTTGCCCTGATTTGTAGTGAGGATCTGTGTTAAATATTACTCCTAATTTTGGTTTTCCTTCTTTCATTGATTTTGCAAAATCAAAATCTTTAATATCATATTCGGGTAACTCATCAAAGTCAATTGGAACAGCACCAAGAAAATTAAAATCAGAATATTTATTTTTATATTGATCCATTACTTTGTTAATATCATTTGTATTTAACCATGTTGACCTTGTCGCCGGTCCTTTGGGTCTAAGTGTGTCATTCTTGAGTTCCTCTTTAATTCTCTCATTTAGTCTTTTGGTAAATGGCTGTTTTGTCCAACATTGCTGGTTATTGCATGTCCCGCTTAATTTATGTTTGAATTGTTTAACTAAATATCTTTTATACTTATCTGGATTTACAGTTTCGTGTGTTGTTGATAATGGTATTTCATTTTTTGGATTATCTAAATTATATGCTTTTGCCATTTCAACTAAAATATGAAGTGGAATACATGACCCATTTTTAAATTCTTTAGTTGGTGCACATCGCATATCCTTTTCATCAGTTGGTTTAAGTTCATCAGAGTGAATGCTAACTAGTTTACATTCTGTAGTTCCACCATCAATGTTAGTATTATTATTTATATTATTGCTCATAAAACAACTATATAATAAAATGATAAAATAAACTTTTATGAATTAATTATTTTGTTTATGTCAGTATTTAGATCATAAGTTTTCTCAAAAAATACACAGAGTGGTATTCCAGTAATATCATCATTCTTTTTTGTTATACCCACTAGTTCCGCATTATTATTCCATACACCACCACTCCTATCCTTATAGTATACTTTTTCTCCTAATGTAAATTCATCTAAAACTATTTCATTTGCATCATTATCATTATCTTCAACAATTGATGGCTTTTTATCAATAAAATATTTATTTTGGTCTTTCAAATCAGGAAAAATTTCAAATAACTTTTCTATTAATTCTTGTTTTTTTATGTCTTTCTCCACATCATCCTTAAATTCACTCTCTTGTAACTTATTTTGAATAATACTCTTGATTCTATCTTCAATGTTCTCTTCTGATGGATAACTCATTTTTCTTATATAGTATAAACAAATCTTTAATTGTGTTTTTGTATTATCTCGTTTTTTCAGTTTTTTATACAAACATATAATCATCACCATCATCAACATTTTTCATATTGGAATAATTTGTGTTATTTTTTGTAAATGCTTTTTTGAAAGGACTGAACGCTGGCTTTTTAACTACACTGTTTTGTGATGTTGGTTTTAATTGTACTGATGATGTTGTTGTTTTTGTTGGTTTTTTATCTGTTTGTTTGTTGTCAAGAAACATATACTCATCACTATCATTATTTGGATTAGTATTAAATCCCTCATTTTTGAGTTCCTTTTTAGCAGTACCAAGTCCAATTTCTTCAAGTATCGTTGCTATTTGTTTATCATAAGATGGATCAGATGTTCTATACAATTTTTCCACTATGCCCATTATCTCTTTATTCATCTTTCTCTCTCTTGATTCTATATAATCAACAAACAATTGCAATTTATCTTCATTCGCTCTAAAAAATAATACATAGTCCCACATTTTTTTTAATTGTGGTAAACTGTCAGCAAACCATTTTCTATCTCTATTAATCAATACATTCTTTGATGTAACCAACTTCCAATAGAGTACCTTGTCAAAATAATAATCATTATACTTTGTATCATATTTCATGTCTGTTAATGCCTCTGAAATCCATACATCGCAATCATGGGGAGACATTTCGACTCTCGGTGGATATATGTATTTTGAACTCTCATAAACCACTTGATTATAATCTTTCTCAACTGTTTCCATCATTCTCTTTTTAGGAAGTAATTGGATTAAGCAACCTTTTTCAAATTTGGTTGTTTTTGATCTAAATGGTTCATCTGGATCTGTATCTGCATTAAAATCATATCGCGAGTCATATTCTTTTATTTCAGTTTGCCAGAAATCGCATTCCTCGAGATCGCAACATTCCAATTGCAATTGAGTTTGAACCCAATAATAGATTGGGCAAATGTTATCAATTATTGGACCAGTCATTTTAATTTTTCTAACATATGGACACTTGATTTCTAACATTCTACCTATATACTTTGATTTATGCTTTCCATCTAGCTTATATTTATTACAAATTCTATCCGGACTAGCCCCTAAAAAATTATATTTTGGGTGCCCAATCAATCCAAATTCATCAGTCATCACATTCATTCTATATTCATATATCATTGTTGATACATCTTCATATTTTGTACCATGATGCACAAATACATTCGACTCAAATGGTGGAAATAATGTTTTCTTTATAATGAATTTAAATTGTGGTTCATGACTATTAACATCTAGTACCGTGCCTCCATCACTTGCTGTAATTTTACCATTTCTCATCGCGAACCATTCATCCGACTTCTGTTCTGGTAATACGATAGCCCGAAGAACATCGAATTGTTTACCAAATTTAATTGCTTTCTCGTCAAGAATATCATCAACTTGCTTATCATGTACCCATTGTGTACCATATGGACCATACTCTTCGCCTTTTGGCTTTTTATATTTAAATGCATTATTCACTGGGTATACATATTCCTCATTATTATTTTCTTTTTCCACTTCCATTTCATATTCAATCTCTACCTCTTTTTTATTTAATGGTTTTATGCAAAGGATGTCACCCTTAACATCCAAAAAAGTGTCATTTGATATCTTTATATTTGCCCCTGCTTTTACCTTTTTCTCTATTTTTTTAAATATTTCATTTTCTAGTTTGTCAAGTTCTTCTGATGTTGGTTCTGTTTCAACTTTGAGAGATATAGTTAGGTCAGGCTCTTTTATTGGTTCAAATGTTGAAATATTATCAATGTGCAATGTTGTATCTTTAACAGAATTTAAAATCTTTTGATGATATTCTGTTTTTTTAGTCTGTCTTCTTTTAAAATTAAAATAATATTTGCCATCTTTACTTGAAAAATATAAGTATTGTGTGACTATTGTTGTGATTTTTTCATCTTCAATGTCACACTCTTTTTTGGCTTCCACGACAATTGCACTTATAATTTGCGGTAATTCATTGTCTTGATAAAGTTTGCCGTCGTGACTACTTGCAATGATCTCTTTCACTTTAGTTTCATGTTTTTTTGTAATTGACATATAATTTAATAGTTATGTATATATGATATTATTGTTTCTTTATATGAGATATGTTAATCAATTTTTTAGAAGTTGAATTCATGCTATTGTTTTATGTTGTGGCATCACACTATGGTATTTATAAAGTTGCATTCCTTTTATAGTGTCATAGCATTGGTTTGTAATTTTATGCCATAGTGTGGTGTAGTAGCATGGTGCAATTGTTTACTCATTGCATTTTCAAAGTATTATAAATAAAAAGTTGAATTCTACATCTTAAAGACCATTTAAATAGATACTTAAAGAAACATATATTTAATATCTTAATGAATGGACAAGATAAAGATTTAACTACTGGGTCGGCAGACAGTGGCACGAATCAAGATAAAGAAGTGTGTTTGGTAGTTGCAGGGTCTGTAGATAGTGGTAAATCTAGTTTCATAGGAGTGATAACATCAGATGAACTTGATGATGGAAGAGGATCAGCGAGAGCCAAAGTAGCGAAGCATCCACACGAAGTAAGAGAAGGAAAAACATCAGACATTTCCAGTAAGACAATAGTTTATGGGGACAAAAAATTAACACTTGTTGATTTGTGTGGACATGAGAAATATTTAAAGACAACGTTATTTGGCATGACAGGATTTTTCCCTGATTATGGAATTCTGATTGTTTCAGCAAATAGAGGTCTACTAAAAATGACAAAGGAACATATGGGTATATTAATATATTTGAATATCCCTTTTATCATATTGGTGACAAGAGTTGATATTACACCAAAAAATATTTATGATGATGTCATCAATGTAACAGGAAAATTATTAAAGAAATATAAGAGAACTCCTGAATTCGTAAATGGATCAGCAGAATTTGAATTAATGAATGATGGGGACACAACAAAATTAAAAGAAAGAGAGATAGAAGGTAAAGATAAAATAGAAAAATCAGTTAAGAAGCTTAAAACAAATCCATTTATAGTACCAATATTATCAATATCAAACAAGACAGGATATTACATTGATGTTGTTAAGCACATGCTCACAAAATTAGAGCCAAGAAAAGTATGGAATTCAGAATCGGTGAATGGTTCTATTTTTTACATTGATTCAAAGTTTATTCCAGAAGGTATTGGTTTAGTGGTAAGTGGCTTGACAAAAGGAAAACCAATTAATATTAATAGTGAAATGTTAATAGGACCATACGGAAATGAATTTAGAAGAGTAAGAGTATGGTCAATGCATAATAACAGCAAAGAAAATGTTACTGTTTTGAATGACAGACAACGGGGATGCCTCGCTATAAAAGGAAAAGAAAAGGATGATGTCACAAAAGCTAATATAAGAAAAGGTATGATTGTAATTAGTAAGGAACTAGAACAAAATGTATGTTATCAATTTACGGCTGACATTGAAATCTTAACTCACTCAACTGTAATTTCTCCTAAATATACACCTGTCATACATTGTGGTACTGTAAGACAATCTGCAAAAATAGTATTAACTGATGGGCAAGCATTAAAAATGGGTGACAAAGCAGAAGTAAGTTTTCGATTTGTACAATATCCGGAATTCATGGAAGTTGGAGAAAAGTTCTTCTTTAGAGAAGGGACAACAAGAGGTGTTGGTGAAATTAAAAGTATATTGGCACTCAAAGATGATCCAGACCCTAAACCAGCACAACCAAAGAGATTGAAATATCATAAGCGCCAAAGAAGAGGACCACGAACTCAAAATCCAGCTAGTGCAGGGGTAACAGTACAACCCACAAATCCATTAAATAACAAAAGATTCAATAAAAAAATTAATAAGACTAACATCGTGGTTATTTAAATTAAGATAAAATATTTTATTTATATATAATGACAAGTAAACCTAAATTGTCAGTGCATACAGTAATAAATAAAAGTTTCATTGCATGGGGTATAAAAAATGATACTAAGACACGTGTATATTATAAATGGGAATTAGAAAAAAGAACGGCACCATTAGCCATACCATGTGTCATCGTTGATTATGATAAAACAAAAAGAGAATGGTATATCAATTTTATAGATAAAGATAAAAAGTTAAATTCATGTACAATTGATGATATAAATGGATCATCTGCAATTACATCATTTAATTTTATCAATTAGAGTAACATTTCCCATCACTCTCATTCTACAACATGGTCTATGCAACTCCAATTCATCTAATATTTTCATCTTAGCATTATTCTTTTCATTTGTACTCATTTTACTATTTTTACAAATTGAATCAAGTTTTTCTTCATAAAGCAATTGTTTATTTGCAAGAATTGTTTTGCATGTTGGACATTTAAAGTATAGCATTTTAATAATATATAATACTAAAATATTATTATTTTAAGTATTATTATCAATTTTTTATATACTAAATTATTATAATGGACATAAATGTAGATCAAGGTTCTCCACAAGGTGACATAGGTAGATTTGAAAGTGGTAAATATTTGTATAAGCTTGACAGTGGCAAATTTGATGTTGATAAATTTAATAGAGATTTTGATCAATACAAATCCAAAAGAAAAAATGAAATGAAGGATAATATAGAAAGGAAATTAGATGAATTAAATACCCCGCCAGATGAAACACCTCCATATAATCTTTCGATCGGACAAATTATGATAAACATGAAAGATGCTATTTTTAATATAATAGATGATCTGCTAAATTTTAAAATATCATGGAACATTTTATTGAAACAAAATAGATTGTTTTATTTAGGTTTAATGCTAATTATAATTGCTGTCATTTTTTACTTGTATTTGTTCTTTATGGCTGAAGGTATTACGCAAAATAATGATCAACTAAAAGTTACACATGTTCATGAAATAAAATTAGTCAATGAACAACCTGCTCAAAAAGGCGCCGAACCATAATAATTATAATCTGTCCCTAATATATCCGATTTTAATAAAAGTAGATCAGATATACAAGGATATTTTACTTCATTTAAATTATAAACTGAATAAAGTTTATACTCATTACTTTTTCTTTTTTGTAATAATTTATTATATTTACTTTTACTTATAAAATAATCTTTAACATTAACAAATTCATTATTTTGGTTTATATGGAATCTCCTGATTTGGTATAGGTTTGTTTTTGGGTTTGGAAAAGATGCTATCTGTAGATATCTTGTTATTACTTCTTGTGCTTTTGCTTTTGCTTGTTCATCAAAATTACTTACAAATTTATATGTTGTCATTTATATTATTTGTCTTAGAAAATATAATTAGCTAATAAACTATTAATAAAACTGATATGTGAAATCCTTATCAAAATAATGATTATATTCTTTTGGTCCTTTATTTATTTGTCTCTTTAAAACATCATAACCATCCTTATACAAATTATAATTACATTGATCATATATTTCATTCATATGTTTGTTTAATATTGTTTCTAATCTTTTATGTGCTCTATCAAACTTTTCTGTAAATGTTTTGTCGTTTGGTAATGAAAAAATTAAAGAGTGGAATGAATTTAATGCATTGTTCTTTTTACTTTCAGCTATTTGATAATAATAATTAGATAATTGTTCATCTCCAAAAATATTATCATGTAACCCTTTAAATGCATTCAGATTATCTATTGTTTCTTCATAGGCTTGAGGATTAAATACATAAAAGTCCTGTATTGAAAAAAGAAAATCAATCATATCTTTATCATTTGTAATTTTTATTGGCGCGGGTTTAATTGTTTCTAGTTTCCTTTTATAGTGTTCATGTTCAACTTGATCAGCTTGTGTTTCTTTTTCAGTTAAATATAAAATACAAATGACTGCTAAGACTAATGCTAATATAATATTTAAGCCAACTGACAATCTAAGAAAGAAAAATAAAAAGATTAATACAATAACAATATTTCTAAATAATTCTT